CCCAGTAAATCGGGCCAGAGCATGACGGGCATTTGGGTGTCTTGGGCTTGCGTTAAATCGTGAACCTGCCCTATCCAGTCTTCTGGGAGTTTTTCTTTGCGTGAATTGAGTGACCAGAAGCGGAAGTTTCGGATCCCGGCTCGATCACTACACCAACACCCGACTGGACTTTTCCCATTGAACCGTTCTTTTCGGCGTTTGGTTTGCCGATTTCTTCGAGCTTGTAGCTTAGATTTCCATCCGCCCTACGGAGTTCTTGCGTGAGTAAAAAGCGCACCCAATTCGACAAACTGCCGAATCCATTCTTTTCCGCGAAATCCTTGGAGCGCTTGATTAGATCAGGCTCTAGCGAGATTCCCGCGCTCTTGGATTTGCGCGAAATCGGTTTTTTCGGATTCATGTCAATAGAAAATATCACCCCTCTAATAATTGTCAATTTTTAGCCATTGGGGTGATCACCCCATTTTTTTCTTTGAATGCGTCAACAATTAGCAATTGTTGGTGCATGGCTAACAGACCAGTCCCGGAGAACAAAAAAGCAAAAGCGGCGGGAATCTCACTCCCGCCACCACTGATCAACCAAGCGCGCAAACACGCTTATCAACGCGGCATGAGCCTCAGCGGGTTCGTTCGCCAGCTACTCATCGAGAAGCTCGAGAAGGAGGCAGCATGAACCTCTCCGAGACTTTTATAGACATGGACGAGGCTCGGCGCCTCTCGGGTTTTTCTTCCCGTTCCATTCGTGACTACATCAAGCGCGGCGAGTTCGCCGCTACGATGCCACGCGGCCGGTGCGGTGGCTGGCACATTGTCCGCCAGTCGTTCCTCGATTGGTGGGGCTACCGCAACGCCTCCACCGCGAATCGCACGACGATCCCAGCACGGAAACGGAGGGCCGCGTGATGGACTGCGAAACTCTTCTCCGATGCCTCGGCTACTCGATCGACGCGGCTTTTAAATTCGGCCCGGTCGCCATCGCGGCGGTCATCACCTGGAGGCTCGCCCGATGAAAAAGCGACTCTGGCTCGTGCAGGGGTTTAATTTTCTCCGCCTAAAAGTCGGGGACACTTTTTTGGCCTTCACCGAATCGGAAGCTCGGGAGCTTTTCCGAATCGAATACGGATGCTCTGCGAGCCGGGTGGAGGTCGTGCGATGAGCGACGGCATGGGCATCACCCTGGCGATCGTCACGCTCGCCTCGATCATCTGCGCTTACTGGGCGGGGCAGGACAACATCATCCGCCGTTTAAACGAGATCAACAAGCTCGAACGGGAGCGGAAAGATCGCTGGCGCGAGTGGGACACCGAGAACCTTGAGGACTTCGATGAATAGGTGCGCCGTCTGCCAACACGAAGCCGATCAGGTGGATAACGACCTCGGGCCGGTGTGCTCGGAGTGCTTCACCCACTGCGAATGGGCAACCCTCGAACTGCTTTGGCAAGCGGCCGCCGTGAGCCCGTCACGAGAATGATTTTGCCTCGCTAGTCCCCAAGGGGGACGCAGGGGCCAAGGGGGGCTGCGCGATCCCAAAAAACGCAGACCAACAACAAACAACCAGAGTGATATGAAAATAATTAAAGGAAAACAACAGCGGCCACAGCGGGTGGTCATTTACGGGGTTGAAAGCGTCGGTAAGACGACTTTCGCCAGCAAGTTCCCAAATCCTCTCTTCCTAGACATCGAGGGCGGATCGAACCACCTCGCCGTTGATCGGGTGGCGGTCTCGACTTGGAAAGAACTCGGCGAGTGCATCCAAGAAGCCAGCCGGACGGATTACGAGACGATCGTGATCGACAGCGCCGATTGGGCGGAGCGGTTGGCGGTTGAAGACCTCCTCGCCACGAGCAAGAAGCAGAGCGTCGAGGATTTCGGATTCGGCAAGGGCTGGGTGATGACGGCGGAGAAGGTCAGCCGGTTCCTGACAGCTCTCGATATGCTCATCGATGCCGGCAAGCATGTCGTTGTCCTGGCGCACTCCAAGGTTCAGCGAACCGAGCCGCCGGACATTTTGGCCGCATACGACCGCTACGAGCTTAAGCTGTCGAAGCAGTCCTCGCCGCTGGTCAAAGAGTGGGCGGATGAGCTTTGGTTTTTCCGGTTCAAGACGAAAGCTGTCTCGCAGGAGAACGGCAAGGCCAAGGGGATAGGTGGAAAAGAACGCATTATCCTGACCACCCACTCGGCGGCCTACGACGCGAAGACGCGCTCGGGCCTTGCCGAAGAACTCCCGATGGAGTGGGAGTCCGTGGCGCATGTCTTTGGGAAACCTGCACCCAAAACCTCGGCACCTGCCGTGGAGATCATTGGCCGGGAGTCGGTGGCCGTCCTCGAGGAAAACGAGGAAGTCGTCAACCTCTTCCTCGTTAGCAACGGTTCCATCGCCGAGGGCCAGACATGGCGAGACGCCAGCGAGAAACTTCGCCAGCAGATCGTGGCGCGGCCTGCCGCCCTTGTCGCTAAAGCCAAAGCTCAAATGGAGGTGGCGGCGTGATCAAGGAAATCTCTCCGAGTTCCCTGCCGAAGCTCGCCGAGTGCGCCCTCTTTACGGGCGCACCCGGCACAAGCGCGGCGGCAGAGCGTGGGACGCTACTGGATCGAGCGATCCGCGAGCTTTTGGTTGATGATCCCACGACCTACGACGGACTCGCCGCCGAGGATCAGGCGGTGGCACGGTGGGGCGTTGAGGAGCTTCGGACGCTCTCGGGTGGCTACCATGTAGAGACTCGCGAGGAGCATCTCGGCATGGAGGTGCCGGGCCTTTCCAAACCCGGAACGGCGGACGCGGTATGCGTTCGCGCTCAATGGGTGGCAGATGTAAAAACGGGAGCCGTCAGGAATTATAGGGAACAATTAAGTGCCTATTGTTTAGCCTGTATGCACGAGCATTTTGCGGACTCGTGGACGGCTCATGTCGTTTATGTCGATCAGCGCCTTCGCCGGACTTACACCTTCACCAGGGAGCAAGCCGAGGCGACCGTTTCGGCGGTGATCGCCGAGGCCAGCAGCCGGTTGGCGGAGCCGACGCCGAATGAGTATTGCGGCTGGTGTGCTCATCAAAACGGGTGCCGAGCCTTGGTGCGTCAATCCTCCGAGGCTTTGGCCTTGGTCAAGTCCGACCTCGCACTCTCCGACATCCGCGACCAAATCCTCGCCAATCCGGTCGAGTTGAGCGCCTTCGCCGCGAACTGGAAACTCGCCGAGAAGCAGATCGCCGAGCCGGTCCTCGATGCTCTGAAGGAACGCCTCGCCGCTGGTGAGGACATCCCCGGCTGGAAGGTCACGACCGGCGCAGGGCGTCAGTTCGTGGAGGCCGATGCCATCGCACGGGCCTCCGCCAATGTTTCAAAAGAGACGCTCATCCTCGCCCTCGGCGGGAAGATGGGCGCCGACAAATTTCGCCAGTTCTGCCTCGAAGCCGGGGTGGAAGTGGATGAGTCAGCGGTGAAGTCAGGGGCACCGATAAACACCCTGCGACAAATCAAATCCAAAAAATAATATGCCTACCTACAAACAATCCGAACCGAAACCCGTCTATTTCGTAGAGCCGGGAACCTACAAAGTCGAGATCGTCAATGCCATGGAGAAGCTCTCCAAGGCCGGAAACCCGATGATCAAACTCATCTGCCGAGTCGAAATCGGCGAGGGTGCCAAGGGGCCGGAAGTCCATGAGCACCTGACATTCACCGAAAAAGCGGGGTGGAAGATTGACCAAGTGCGCGAAGCCTGCGGGTTCGCCGTGATCCCAGGGGAGGACATCGATGTGCAGCCCGAGCATTTCATCGGCAAGACGGCCTCGGTCGTTCTTGGCGAGGAAGAGGGCGCCGACTCCGGCCATCGCTTCAACACCCTCGAGCGCTGGATGTCACCCAAATCCTCGGCCCCCGCGCCGAAGGCCAAGCCAGCAAAAGAGACCGACGACATCCCGTTCTGATTCAACCCTCCGGGGCGCGGCGTGGATACGCGCAACAACCTTTTCGCAATGAATTTTGACACCCGAACCAAGAACGATCCCGCCGAGGATCGCAGGCTATCAGGCCATGAACAGACTCGCTACCAAGCAACAAAAAGCACTCCTCTATGTTTTGCAGGACGGAGTTTGTCCGGTGTGTCGCCGGACAATGGACAGTTGGGAAGCTCATCACCTGATCCCTTGGTCACAAGGCGGGGAAACCTCAACAGCAAACCTTAAACTCCTATGTCCACCCTGCCACAAACATCTGCATTCCAACCCCGCAAAGGTCAGCAAGACCTAATTAAATACCTGCCGCAAATTCAACGCGGCGACACCCTGTCCGTTCAATGGCCGACTGGCTACGGGAAGAGCATTGGCTTTGCCCTTGTCTGGAAGCATTGCCACGAAACCCAGGTTGCAAACCGCATGCTGATGATCGTTGCCAATGATACTCAGCGCCAACAAATCGTGAATGATTTTGCTGGGGATTGCGCCTTAGTTGGTGCGCCTTGCCTTGGGGGAATCTGGTCATTTGAAAGGAGCGCCGGAGACCTTCGCATGGCACGGCTCGGAGAGGTTCAAGTTTTTGTCTGCACCGTCCAGCAACTCGAGGCCAGCATGAGCCGTGGAGGATTGAACACCCTCAAAGATTTGCTCCAAGTGCCGGGAACAAAGTGGTTCGTCGGGTTCGATGAATTCCACCACTACGGGGAAGCGATGGCGTGGGGCGATGCGGCCAAGCTGGCAATCGAACACGCAGAGTTTTCTTTGGCAATGAGTGCCACACCATATCGGCGCGGCGCTGACACCATATTCCCTGAGCCGAGGCTTTGCGTCACCTATCGGGAGGCCGAAGAAGGCCGATGCGTTAAGCCGATGGTTTGCCACAGCTACGAGTATTCCGTTGCCGTCATTCAAGACGGGGAAGAAGTGGCGAATTATACAACTACCGAACTTCACCGCATGGCCGATGGGGAACTTGACCAATGGGAGGAAAGGAAAAATATCCGATATTCCCCGCAGTATTTACATCCTCTAATCATCCACCCGATTCGTCGGTTGCGGGAGATGCGAGCACAAACAGGCAAGCGGCTCCAGATGCTAGTTCGAGCCATGTCTTGCAGGCATGCCAAGATGGTCAGTGAACAGATCAAGCAATTCGCCGAAGGACTTTCAGTTGATTGGATCGGAACAGGAATCAGCGGACGGAGCGACAAAGAAAACCGGCAAATCCTGACCAAGTTTTGCCCTCCAAAAAACCAACACGGCAAGCGGCCCGATGCTGAGATCGATGTCCTCGTTCAAGTCAGTATGGCCGGAGAGGGGTTTGATTCGGTCAATGTCTGCGAAATCATCGATTTGTTTCCAGTAAGCGCAAGGGCGCTCTCTGGAAAGGCTACACAGGACAAGCAGTTTTATGGCCGGGGGGCGAGAATCGTATCTGGTGCCGAGCAGTTGGCGTTGAGCGTCAATGTGCCGAGCGATCACCCGCTTCATGCTTGGGCTGGAAGATCATTGGCGACATGGATGGATGCTTGTGGCAACGGGAATGAAGCGAAGCCACAAGAAGCCCCACAAGCCCCAGCTTTTGATCCTTGGGATTTCCCAGAACTCTTGAGAGAGCGGGAAATTGAACTCATCTCTGTCATAACTGACCAAGGTGCTTACGAGGCATTCAAGGCCGAAGCATCGCGCCGACGCGGCTATGATCCAGTAAGAGATGAAGCTGAGTTGGCTGAACTCTACAAGATCGGCCAGAACGCTTTTCAAAAGGAGCAGAGCAAGCAAGCCCGCGCATTCCAAGTGCGTGAATACCTGGACGCTCTTGTTGGCCGCATTGCCTTGATCCGGGCAAAGCAGAGCGAAGAAGTGTCTGGCTCTGTCATTGGTCGGTTCAAGAAAGAAGCCAACGCCGCAATCAAGAGGCACTTCGGGAGAAGCCGTGAGGAAATGACGGACGACGAATTAGAGACCGCCGCCGTATGGCTCCGCAATTATTTCCAGAGCATGAAAGGAATCGGCCTGTGAAGGTTTACAAACACTTCAGCCACACCACGCCGTTCTCTCTTGCCGAAAATGAGCAGGAGCTGGCCGAGATCATGCGACTCAAGTATCCAAAGGCTTGCAGCAATCTTGAAACCGGAGCCGAGTTTTTCGCCCGGATGGTCGAGGATGTCCGCAAGTTTGAAGCCTGGAAGGTGATTGGCTTTTCCAGCTTTGAGGAGTTTTGCGCCAAAGAACTCGGGAAGACGCTGGTCGAAGTGGAGGAGATCGTTGAGGGCGTGAAGCTGCTTGGTGGGAATCCTTCGGAGGAAGAGGCCAAAGCCGCAAGCAAGGCATCACGCATCCGTAAGTTGGCTGAAGATCGGCCAGACATGACCCGAGCGGAAATCTCAAGGGAGGTTGGCACAGACCGTTCTGCGGTCACTCATGCGTTGAAGAATCCAGTGCTAACACAAAAAGATTCAACACCCAAGCCACCTATGATCCGCCTTACCCTCGACCCAACCCGCACCGCCGCGAACATCCACGCCAAGATGGGCGCAGAGTATTGCGGCAAGCTCATCAAAGCATTGGAGGCGCTCCCATGACCCAAGACCTCAGCCTCCGCCTCTCTATTTGTCTGAACGGCTGCCCGATCGGGCCGCGCATTCAACGCCTGGAGCCTCTGCCGAACTACCGGCACACTTACTCGCTGGCAGAACAGGCAGAGGCGGAGGCGGACATGGAGAAGGTGAGGAAATACATCGAGCGGAATCAGAACACTATGAAGGGGAAGAAATAATATGGCCGGAGAATGGCTGAAAATCGAGCACCATGTGGCTGAAAAGCCGGAGGTGCTCCAGATCGCGGCGACCTGCGAAATGGATCCGGATTTAGTGGTCGGCAGGCTCGTGAAGGTATGGGCCTGGGCGTCCCGAAATTGTCCCGCTGGCGGAAGGACACACATCGCGGCGATGCCACATTTGAACACGATCGGGGGGCACGAACGCTTCGCGCAAAGTATGGTCGAAGCGGGCTGGTTGAAGATCAAAGACACGGAAATGACCTTCGTAAACTTTGACAGGCACATAAGCCAAAGCGCTAAGGAGCGAGCACTTAACGCGGCAAACAAAGCCAAACAACGGCGTCCCGATTATGTCCCGAAAATGTCCCGATCCGAGAAGGACAAAAACGGGACCAGAGAAGAGAAGAATAAAGAGCGGTCTTGCGACCGCTTCCTCCCTACCTGCGTATGACAACACTCCCCAAGATTATCCAGATGCTCCCAAGCGTCCCACTCAACGAAACCGCCGAGAAGGCTGCGATCTCCTGCATCCTGCAAAACTTCGAATGCCTGAGAGTCATGTCCTGGCCCGAGGAGTTGTTTTTTTCGGAGGCGCACAAAATCATTTTGACCACAGCGAAGGAACTCGCCGAGACCGGTATGGCGACCGACCCATTCGCGGTGCAGTCTCGGCTCGAAGCCAAGGGCCAACTCGACGCGATCGGTGGGATGCACGGCTTTACCGAGCTGATGGACTTCATGCCAACCGGCGACGCCAAGACGGCGGCATGGCACCGGAGCGCACTGATGGACGCGGCGAGGTATCGCCGGGCATTGTCCGCGGTGCGTGAGGCCGAGGGGGCTTTTCTTCGCCAGGAGGGAGACATTGCCGGCGTGTCGCTGGCTCTCTCCGAGGCGGCGATGATGGTGGACCGCCCGAGGGTTTCGACCAAAGACCTCCTGCTCAAACTGACGGAGGAACTCGAAAACCACACGCCTGCGGAGGCATTTGGCACCGGCATCGATCGTCTGGACCGCTGGACGAATGGCGGCGTCAAGCGGGGTGAACTCCTGACGATCGGCGCGCCGACCTCGGGCGGTAAGTCGATCCTGCTCCTCCAGATGGCAGTGCAGGCGGTCCTCGCTGGCAAAAAGGTGGCGGTCTTCAGCCTCGAGATGCCGGCCACCCAAGTCCTCGCTCGCATGGTCTCGCACCTGGCGGGCTTTAATGTCGGCGTCTTCCGCATCGCGGGCGCCAAGGGATCGGTCAACAAGGACATGCTGGCGAAATTCAACTCGGCCTCGGCTTTGATTTCCCAATCCGGCCTCGTGGTCGAGTCGGGATTCACCGACATGGAGTCGATCGACGCCTCGGCGCGTGACCTCGCGGGCAAGGGCAACGCGGATCTCGTGATCGTGGACTATGTGCAACTCGTCCACCTGCGGGCCATGGCATCGAACGAAACACGCGAGCAGCATGTCTCGGAGATCACCCGGCGGCTCAAGGCGCTGGCTTTGCAACTCAACATCGCGGTCGCCACGGCCAGCCAGCTCAACGAAGACGGCAAACTGCGCGAATCCCGCGCCATCGGGATGCACTCGGACCATGTGTGGATGATCCGCCACGGAGATGAATCTTTCATTTCACTCGACAAAAACCGCGACGGCGAGCGCGGCCACGCGGTGCCGGTCCAGATGGACGGCGCCATCGCCAAATTCACCCAACAACAAGACTCATGAAACTCTACATCGGCATTGACCCCGGCCTGTCCGGCGGTATCGCATTTATCCCAACCCTCGGCGACGCATGGGCGCACAAAATGCCCGAGACCGACCGAGACCTCATCGACCTGCTCAGCGATGCCATTTCGCTGGCGGAGCCTCGGGCGGTGCTGGAGTTGGTTCACTCCTCGCCGCAGATGGGCGTCTGCTCGGCTTTTAGTTTTGGCGAAGGGTATGGACGCCTTCAAGCGGTTCTGACCGCGCTACGGGTGCCTTACGAGCGCGTGAGGCCGCAGGCATGGCAGAAGGCAATGGGGTGTCTCACTAAGGGCGACAAGAATGTGTCGAAGCGCCGAGCGCAGGAGCTTTTCCCAAGCCTCAAGGTCACGCACGCCACGGCGGACGCTTTGCTCATCGCCGAGTTCAACCGGAGGACGGCCAAGCCATGAGCAAACGCAAAAAGCCACGATTCGGCAAACACGGCAAGATCGTCCAAGAGGTGGCGGGCTTCCGGGAGTTCCGAGAAGCCTGGCTCGCCAACATGCTCGAGGAGATGTCCGCCGCCTGTGATCGCTTTTGGGCCAAGACGCCCGAGCGCCGGAGAATCGAGGCCTCACGCCAACGCTCGGGATTTAACTACGGAAACTCTCATGAATAACACCTTCACCGCAAGAAACGGGGAGCCTGCCTATATGCCAGAATACGACCTCGACACACCCGAGGACACGCTCGCCGATGAACTCGGCACGACGCCGGCCGTGGCTCGCAAAGTCATCGCCATGCTCCAAGCCGCTGAGGTTCGCCAGCAGGCGTTGACCCTTGGCAAAGTCGTCGGCCTTTTGCTCGAGACCAACAACCTGCCGGTCATGGCGAACGCCATCGCCTTCGCGGCCGGCCTCGACCAGCTGAACGGCAAGATGTCGCAGGCTCAGGTGGCGCGGGAGTTAAAGGTCACACGCGCCCTTGTCTCCCATTATGTCGTCGGCGTGAGGGATTTCCTCTCAGGCAAAAGCCAGACCTTCGACTGCACCAAGTTCCGTAAGTCCAACAAATCGCGCCAGACCTTTCGAGAGAAGGCGACGGATCCATTCACGGCGGCCAAGGCGGCTGCCATCGCAAGATACAAAGCCAGCAACCACATCACCACAAAATGAAACTAATCGACCAAGCCATGTTCACGCTCAATGCGCTGAACCTACCCGACACCCTCACCCCTGCCGAGTGGACCGACATCCACAAGGACATCCTCGTGTGCAAGCGCGCCGCCTCCAAGTGGCTCAGTCAGTCGAGAGACTACAGCACGGCGCGATGGGGCATGGAGTTCACTGCAGACACCGAGGCACAGCTCGAGCTAGACCTCGGCCTTACCTTGACCGAGGAGAAGCCAACCCTTAACCCTGACGACAAGACCAAGGCCATCGTGACCATCGAAGGGCTCAGCCAGAAGTTCACCGTATGGGAGAGGAAGATGAGCGATGACATCGGCAAGTGGGACCGCGACAGGCTCACCCGCGCCCTTGAACTCCTCACGCCTATGGAGACGACAGCGGCACGGATCCGCCAACTCCTCGCGTGACCTGCCCGACCTGCGGCACCAACACCCGAGTCATCGCAACCCGCGACGGATACAGGCGCAGGCTATGCAAAGCCGGGCATCGGTTCGTCACCATCGAACAGGCGCACGAAACGAAATTCCCATGGCTATCCAAACCCAAGCGCAAACCATTGAAGAAGAAAAAGAAACCAAAGCAAGACGACGAGTGGATCGAACGCATCAACGCCAAGCTGGCCGACTCCGAATGAGGGGGGTGGCATGGGAACCCTACCGAAACCATTCAACCATCGCAGTTTGCCAGTCG